TTAATCAAAAACAAAATATCTGAGGGTGGACGCAACAACGGCTTGTTCAACATAGGCGTGTACTTACGCAAAGCTTACCCCGATAGCTGGGAGTCTGAGATACTCAATTACAATATGCAGTATCTAGAGCCGCCTCTGCCTCTTAACGAGGTCAACATAGTTGCTAAACAGCTTGAGAAAAAGGACTACGCCTACCGGTGTAGCGATGCGCCTATCAACGCGCACTGTAATAAAGAGCTATGCCAGACACGCAAACACGGCATAGGGGCCGCCATACAAGGGGCCGCCATAGCTAATCTACGAAAATACAACTCCAACCCACCAGTTTGGTTTCTGGACGTAAACGGCGAACCGGTTGAACTGGACACCGAAGGGCTTATGAGTCAGCCGACATTTCAGAAAGCCTGCATGGAGCAACTCAACTTCATGCCACGCTCTGTCAGTAAGCAGGTGTGGGAGGGACGCATAGGCGGGTTGATGCGAGAGATGGCCGCAAACGAGAGCGCGATTATCGACGTAGCAGAGGACGCCAGCACAAGCGGTCAGTTCTACGATTATTTAGAAGAGTTCTGCGCTCATTTACAAAAGGCAAAAGACCGTGAAGAGATATTACTAAAGCGGCCTTGGACCGATGAAGAGGCCAACGTCACATATTTTAGATTAAAAGATTTTGAGGCTTTTTTGAAACGTAACAAGTTTTTTGAATATAAGCCTTACAAGATAGCTCAACGGCTCCGTGATCTGGGAGGAGAGAGCACTCTCCTTAAAATAAAAGGGAGGCCAGTGAGGGTATGGAAAATACCTGCATACGAGGCTGTTGAGCTAGACCTCAAAACGCCGGACTTCGGCAGGGAAGAGGAGGCCCCGTTCTAATGTTGAAAGCAGATGGATTTGATAAAGCTTTTCTTGGTATGTGTCACCGCGCCGGACAAGAGCCGGTGGTAGCCTATGACTATCATAAGTGCATAGCAGTGTTAGTTGAGGACGAAAACATGACCTACGACGATGCTGTAGAATATTTATGGTTCAATACCATAGGTTCGTGGATGGGTGAACACACACCGGTCTTTATTCATGTCATGGAAAACATAGAGGACCTGACGGACGAAGAGCATGGAAACTAAAATATTCCGCATTTACGGCCCGCCCGGAACCGGCAAGACCACCGCGCTTTTAAACAAAGTGGACGAGGCATTGTCGAGCGGGGTTGATCCTACGCACATAGGTTACTTTGCCTTTACACGGCAGGCCGCAAACGAAGCCGTCGAACGGGCCTGTGCACGGTTTCATCTGGATAAATCGCAACTGCCTTGGTTCAGAACCCTGCATAGTTTTGCCCTACGCCTGTCTGGCATACGGCAGGAACAGGTCATGCAACCAGAACATTACAAGGAGGTGGGGATTGCACTTGGCTTCAACTTAAATGTAGAGGGGTCCAGCCTGTCCGGTGAAGATGTATTTGATCTTAATAAAAGTAGTAGCCCAATCGTCAACCTTATGAACCTAGCGCGGTTGCGTAAGGTAGATCTGCGTCAGCAGTATGACGAAAGCGAGATAGGCGAGAGTTGGAACACCGTAAAGTATGTGGCCACCGCCTTACAGGAATACAAAAACAGATACCAGCTTTTCGATTTCACAGATATGCTAGAGGTCTTTGTCAACGAGAGTGCACAGTTTTGCCCCCGCCTAGCTGTCACTTTCGTTGACGAGGCGCAAGATCTGTCGCCCCTGCAATGGGATGTGGCTCATGTGTTAGAGCAACACTCTGAGCGGATCTATGCTGCCGGTGATGATGACCAAGCCATATACCGCTGGGCTGGTGCAGATGTTGAGCATTTCATAAACCTCAACGGGGGCTACGAGGTATTGGAACAGTCCTACCGCGTACCGGCCTCTGTGCATCCTATGGCAGAGCGTGTGGTACGTCGCATCAAACGCCGTGTGCCCAAAAAGTATCTGCCCCGCGAAGACAGAGGCAACGTAGAGCATATCGCCCGCGCTGAGATGATTGATTTTTCTGAGGGTTCGTGGCTCGTGCTGGCACAAGCCGCATACTTCCTGTCGGATATAACCGCAGACCTACGGAGTCGTGGCTATCTTTTCAACTATCGGGGCCGACGTTCAATCTCAGAAAATCTGAGCGACGCTGTGAATGGCTGGGAACAGTTGAGAAAAGGTAAACAGGTGACGGGCAAGACCGCACGAACCATTTACAGTTATATGTCCGTCAACGACAGAGTCAAGCGCGGATTTAAAAAATTACCGGCACTCGACGATGACGATATGGTGACGCTGGATGAACTGATCGCGCACCACGGACTTGTTAAATTCGTTCCAATCTCAAGCGTTAGTATGGATTACATTCATAACTGCATCTGGCATACAGCGATGGACAAACTGCCTAGCGCGGACCGTGCCTACATTACCGCGCTGTTACGCCGTGGTGAAAAGTTTAATGCAGAGCCTCGTATCAATCTGTCCACGATCCACGGATCTAAAGGCGGCGAGGCTGACAACGTGGTTCTGTTTACAGAGATATCACCAGCCGCATCAAAGGCCGCGGAACTCGCGCCTGACGATCTACACCGTGTGTTCTACGTTGGCATCACACGGACCAAACAGAACCTATACTTAGTTGAGCCTGACGATGCTACGAGGAGTTACCCGATATGAGTGAGAAAAAAGAGGACTATGGTTATTCAGCTTTTGTGCCGTTAGAGGGAAGCAGAGAACTTTTGTGGACATTAGTAAAGTTGGGTGTCGAATTAAAACCAAATTTTCGCGAAAAGGATTGCGAGTGGTGCGGCAAGTCCTTCGTATACAGAAGACAAGGTGCGAAATTTTGCAGTGACGCCTGTAACACCAGATCATTGAGGGCAAAAAAGAGGGAAAGTGGGGGGATAGAAAATCTTGAGATTATCGAATTACATTCTACTTATGAGAAAAATTTATGAAATATGAAGCTCATTACCTTTGCGATGTGTGTGGCCATGAATGGAAGACTTATTACAATAAGATATCTTCTTTAGAACAGGGAGATGTCTGTGAAAATTGTATGGGTCGTCCACTTCAAAAAGATTATCGGGGGTGCGTGGTAGAGCCTTACTTTTATAGGAATTTAGATAATGAACCGCAAAGAGATACTTAACAAAGCAGAGAGCCTAGTCAACGGACCACGGGCCAAAGAATATGGTGATGCACATGAAAACCACGCTCGTATTGCACAGATGTGGTCTGTTCTGCTAGATAAACCTGTTACTATTCAACAGGTTTACCAATGTATGGTCGCTGTTAAGCTGGCTCGTCTGATGGTAACACCACGGCATGAGGACAGTTGGGTAGACATTTGCGGGTATGGAGCGTTAGGTGGCGAAGAAACGCGTGATTAAAAAATCAGACAAGCTCATTCGGTTTATCCGTATTGAACAACTTGACGAGTACCTTAATCAGGGCTGGAAGGTCCTCCAGCAGGGCAACGAAATCGTAACCGTTTACTGGAAATGACATGACCTTACAGATGACAATGTTCGGGCCCAAGAGTGAATGGGTTCCACCGGCAGAGCTACCTGACATATTCGATGCTAAACAAATAGCCATCGACGTTGAGACAAAAGACCCAAACCTCAAGTCCAACGGGCCCGGATGGCCGACTGGTGACGGTGAGGTAGTGGGGTATGCCGTAGCTGTTGCCGACTGGGCCGGATACATACCTATCCGACACCTAGGTGGCGGCAATCTGGATGAGCGCATAGTCAACAAGTGGCTGAAAAAAGTATTTGAGTGTCCAGCCGACAAGATAATGCACAACGCGCAGTATGATGCGGGCTGGATACGCCGTATGGGTTTTACTATCAATGGGCGCATAGTCGACACCATGCTGATAGCTGCACTGCTGGATGAGAACCGGTTCAGTTACAGCCTCAACTCACTTTCTTACGATCTGCTGGGTAAAATAAAAACTGAAAAGACTCTACAAGACGCGGCCCGCGAGTTTGGCTTGGACCCTAAGGCTGAGATGTGGAAGATGCCCGCCATGTATGTAGGGCCCTACGCCCAGAACGACGCAGAAATAACCTTGGATCTTTGGAATTACCTGTCTACCCAGCTTACCAAAGAGGAGCTATGGCCAATCGCAAACCTAGAGCTTGACCTGTTGCCCTGCCTGATCGACATGACATGGCGCGGTGTACGGGTAGATCAAGACAGAGTCGAGAAAACGCGGAACACGCTTCTGAGCAAAGAGAAGGAAGTGCTTGCTCAAATCAAACGTGTAGCCGGTATGGACGTGGAGTTATGGGCCGCCGCGTCCATAGCCAAAGCATTTGACGCGCTGGGCATACCGTACCCGAAGACAGAAAAAAACGCCCCGTCATTTACTAAATCATTTCTTACGGACCATGACCACAAGTTAGCACGGCTGATCGTGCAAGCCCGCAACCTGAATAAGACTAGTGGCACGTTCATCAACACCATAATGAAACACTGCCGCTCTGATGGACGGATACATAGTCACATCAACCAGATCCGTTCTGACGACGGCGGCACCGTATCGGGTCGCATATCCATGTCAAATCCAAACCTACAGCAGATACCGGCGCGTGACCCTGAGATGGGGCCGATGAT